ATTGTAGATGAAATTATTTCTATTGAAGAACTTCAAGAAGAAGATGTTTATGATTTCGAAGTAGAAGATGTACATATGCTTTCATTTAATGGGATTTACACCAGTAATAGTAGAAGGGGAGCCCTGTTAATACTTCTAGAAGCTTCACGACTTGATATAATTGATAAATTTGTAAATAGAAAAAAAGAAATAAACCCAGTTACAAATTTAGGAAGATGGCTAACTGGTGCAAATATTAGTATTGGTATTGATGATCATTTTATGAAAATTGTAGATGAATGCATTGAAAAACGTAATATATTTAGTAAGTCTACAAAGTATTATGAAATGATTACTTTAGCTTTAGAAAATAACCCTCATAGTTTAACAAAACCAGAATATTATGCATTGAAGAATGGAATATTCTTACAAAGCTGTAATGATATTAAAATTTTTGAAAAAATAATCTTTAAGATATGGAGCCATGTAATTGAAGCTTCATATAGTTCAGCCGAGCCAGGTGTAATATTTTTAGAAAGATATAATAAATTTAGTAATTCATACTATTATGCAAATATTGTCTCTACAAATCCCTGTGGTACTCGATAAGTTTGCCTCAGGTTAAACATTGCGGAATTAAGCAAGAAGGCTGGAATGCTAACTTGAGTCCGAAGGCTATACTAAAAAAATAGTCAGGCGCAGAGCATAGGAAGTGAACCTTATTTAAAAAAATAAGAATATAATCTTCCCAAGAGGCCGCAATATTCATTAAACTATTAAATAATTATATATTATTAACATATAAAATATATGGGAGAATAAGATATGATGCTTAATAGTTATAGTGGTAAATATAAAAATTTTCATTTAAGAAGTTCTTATGAATATGCTGTTGCTTTATTTCTAGACCATCAAAAAAAGAGATGGATATATGAAGGAAATTCATATATAATTAATAATTCTAGGTACATTCCAGATTTTACAATATTTAATAAAAAGACGAATAAAATTAAATATATTATTGAAGTAAAATCTACAGTACCTTCTGAATTAAAGAAAGCAAGATTATATAAAAAAGAATTAGATAAAATGGGAATTAAACTAAAAATCTATACATATAAAAAAATCTTAAAGCTTTATAAAAAATTTATGGATATATCTTTAAACTTTACAATTAATGAATGGAAGAAGTTAAATATAAATAACCGAAAAAACTTCCACTGTAGAGGGAAAGGAAATCCAAATTTTGGTAATAAGCTGTGCAATAAATCTAAAAGGTTAATATCTCTCTCAAGTAAAGATCGATGGCAAAATTCTAGATTAAAAAAATTAATGATAGCGGGTTCTAAAAAAGGAGCTCTTGCAGTTTCCATAAAATATAAAGGTATTCGCAAAAAAGAATGGGTTTCATTAAAATGCATTCAATGTGGTTCAATCTTTGAAGTTGAACCCCGTTTTAAAAATAAGCGAAAATTTTGTAAATTGGAATGTGCAAATTTATATAATTCATTTTTAGGCGGAAAGATATATTCTGAAAACATTAAAAAAATTCATATCAAGATTAAAAAACTTGTTATTAAATGGATTAGATTAAATGGGTATATATTAGAATATATTAAACTAAATAGTATTAAAAATGAATTAGAATCATTAAGATCTGAAGTTGAAGAAAGATATAAAATTAAAGATTTAAGGTTTATTGCAAAAGCTTGTGGAATTGAAAGCTTAAAAATGAAAGATTTTTTAATGTATTTAAAAGATATTTACCATTCAAATTAATGAATAAAAACATATGCCGATCTAATAAGAAAAAAAAATTATTAGAATTATAGGATAAAAAACCTATAAGATAACAATTAATGGAACAAGGTCTTCCAGAGAATGGTGTCTGCAATCTTTCTCATCATGTATTATCTAGGTACTTTAATGAAATTACTAAAGATATCAATTATGAAGATCTAGAAAGAGCAATATCTTTAGGTATTAGAGCTCAAGATATATTTATTGACTATAGTTATTATTTTTCAGATGATAATAAAAAAATCCAGAAAAATGAAAGAAGAATTGGTCAAGGAACTATTGGATTAGGAACTTTACTAATTTTAATGGGTTTAAAATATGGTTCAGATGAATCTATAGATTTTATTAACAAGCTTTTCGCTAAGATATCTTTCTGGCAAACTAAAGCTTCAATAGAACTTGCTAAAGAAAAGGGACCATTTCCTCTTTATAACTATGAAAAGTTTACTAAATCTAAACATTTTGAAAGATTAATGTATGAATGGATGAAATATTTACCAGATGATCCAAAATTCAGTATTAGTTCATTAATGGATGATCTACATAAATATGGTATTCGCAATGTATGTTTATCTACACAAGCTCCTACTGGTAGCACTGGTACAATGTTAAATTCATATTTTGAACATAATTTCAAAATGTCAATTACAAATGGAATTGAACCATTCTATAGTTTTAAATATTTTAGAGCTTCAAGACTTGGAATAAGTGAAGAAACTGCAGGTCTGGTAGATAGATATATGAAAGAAAATAATATTGAAAGTCCTTCTGAATTACCAGATTACTTTACTACTGCATTGAATATGACACCACTTGAACATATAAAAGTACAATCTGCAATTCAAACTTGGACGGATAGTAGTATATCTAAAACTGTAAATTGTCATAAAAATATAGAATTAAGTGAAATTGAAAGTTTATTTAAATATGCTTATGATTTTAATTTAAAGGGTATTACAATTTATAGAGATGGTTCTCGTACTACACAAGTTCTTTCAGAAGATAAAGAAAGTGCAAAGTTAGAAATACATATAGAAAAAGAATTTAATAGTGAAACTCTAAGTAAATGTCCAGCATGTGGTAAAATGACATTTAAGAAGGATCAATGTATCTGTCTTTCTTGTAATGCTTCTGTATGTAGCTTGTAAGAGTATAGAACAATCATATAAATTTATAATATAAGGAGAATTTATGCAACTCGCAGATATTCAATACATTAGATCTCAAATGCCAGATACTCATTTAGTAGAAATAATTGCAGATAATAGTGTTAGAATAAGTACTATTGACTATGATGTAGAATTTTTAGATAGTGATGAAATGTTAAAAGTAACTAGTAAACGTTTTAAAACAGTAATTTTTACAGCATATGAATATATTCAATATATGCATTACATTCCATTGACTATGGATCATACTACTAAGGGTCAATGGTGGATGCTTAACTATAATCATATTGGTCTATAAAATTAAATATATAAGAAACTTATCTTTTTTTAAGATAAGTTTCTTATATATTTTAACCTTTAATATAATTATTTAGAGTGAACCATAATAAATCCATATTTAATTTATTCATGGGAGTAAAATCATATCTAAGTTTTGATTTTTTTAACATTTCTAAGTAATCTTTCTTCAATATATCATCAAATTTTACAATATTTCGTCTCTGTATAGAATATCTTCTAATAAGATCACTTAATAATTTATCTGAGATATGTTGAAACATTCGTACATCTCCAATATCTATAGAAAAATCTTCCTGTATTCCTATTAATATTGCATCTCTCATATCATAATCAATAATATAATTATCACTTAGTTCTTTCAAGAAAGTTGATCTAACACATAATGGACATCCAATATTTATTACATAATCTTTATTTAATAATTCTACAAAAAAATGAATAGGTAGTTTTTTCATTAGAAGTTCTTTATGAAAATAATTCTGCCATCTAGCCCAAGTATATCTATATGTACCTGTTGTTATTGAATTATCTATAAAGCTACCTTCTTGAAAAAGATTCTTCATATGTATTAATACTATATGCCGATCATGTTTTCTATAATCAAATTCTGAATTTTGGATTCTAAATAATGACATATAAACATTTTCCTTTAATTAGTTTTATTAGAATGTTAACTATATAATAAAAAAAAGAAAGAATATATAATTTTTCTTTCTTTTTTTATTTTTTCAAATTAAACATTATAAAATCCTATAAAGAATCATCTATCATTGATTCTTCTTTTAATTTCAAAATAATCAGGAAAATTTTTATTAGGTTTTACTATGGATATATTCTTATCATTTGGTGAATGTGACCCAGTAATAGTTATCAGAGAGGTACACCTCCCTTCAATCTTAGATTGAACTATTCCATATAGAACAGAACTATTATAATTATATATATTTAATAATTGATTTTAATACAATTTTAAATGAATCATTGTATAATGATAGATATATATTATATATTAGGAAGTGAGAGGTATGAAACTGCTCAAGAAAAACTTGAGCCTATATTAAAAAGAAGGGAATTTGAAACTTACCTCAAATTTTATAAGGAATAACATAATAAGTCCTTTTTTTATTAGTATATTATCTAAGAATTAACTTAGATAATATACTAATAAACTTATTTGGTTATAGAATAGAAAGTAGAAATCATTTCCTTTGAGTCAATAAATCTAACATTTTTTCCATTTATATCTACAAAATATCTAGGTGAATTTATAATCTCATCTGCCTCTTTATTAGCTTCATTTGAGAAAACTCCCGCAAGACCTACAGTATCACCATCAAAGTCTCCACCAATTGCAGGGATCATAGAATTATTTAGCAATACACTATCTATAAATGCATTTAAAATATCACCCTTATGATAATCCATATCAGGGAAGTTTTCATAAACATAACCATCGATATCAATCTTTTTTACTCTAGTAGTAGTTAATAATTTAATTTTAGATGCATATATACTATGATAATTTTCAATTGGATATCTCTTTACATATACATGTTTATTATCTATAATTCTTTGAGTGATTATATATAATATTTCAGTAAGATTTAATTCCTTACCCATAATATTTTTGAAGTGTAGTATATACATATGATTAGGTTTGGTCATATGTGGAATCTGTAGGTATCTAAACCGAGTTTCTACACTCTTAATATATTCATTTATTACTCGTTTTATTTTTTCAGGATTTACATTTTGTAAGATATAATCAACTTCTTCAGGTGAAATCTCTCCTGAACTTTGAAGTGTAGTAATATACATATTAATAAATTTATTAAGATCATTTGATACAAATGGATAAAATAAATTTATAGCATGTGAAAGAGGTACTCCAGTATACCCAAATGGAACTGTCTGTTCATCCCATTTATTTTGGTCTAGCTTAGCAGGAGTAATTACACCGCGAGTCGATAGGTCACAGATCTTTCCTAACAAGTTCTTATGAAATAAGCCATTTTTACTAGGTAAAGTTCCTATAAGAAAGTTATGGATTTCTAAAATAGTATCTTGAATCTTAAATATATTATTGTGATGTACAAAGCTAAAACTACTAGAAACATTCTTTAAATATTCAACATTACTAATAAGTTTAATATACAATGAATTAATTTCATCTACTGTAATTTTACCTTTATCTATTTCAGAGATATTAATATCTCTATAATACGCTGGAATTACTAATTGCTTCTTTATAAATACTTCAGACTTTTTTAAACTATTTAAAAAAAGAATTTTTTCACTTCTAATATTACTTTCAGTTTCTTTCCATTTAATTTTATCCCAATTATTATAAAAGAATGATAACCCAGTTTCACCATTTACTTCATCATCTATAATTTCACCTTTTTTATTCAGAGCTACATATTTTACCCCCTGAATAATTTGGATATATGATCTACTCAAATCTCTAATAATTTGAAAAACTATAGGATGTAAAAATGGTTCAATTAAATCTATGTATCCAAAAATAGTTTTTCTGTCATAAGACCCATGTCTTCCAAATAAAACTGTAGAAAATAAACCATCTTCAGTAGGTAATCCAGTTTTTTCAATATAAACTGGATTTGTAACTTCAGGACATTTATTTATATCTACAAATTTTTCAATATCAAATATATTTAGTTTCATATATGAAAATTCCTTAAAAAAAGATATATTATTAAATTTGTTTTAATGTAGCATGAACTTAAAAAGATAAAGTTCATGCCATATTAAAACACTTAAAGTATATTATTGTATGCAAATATATGATTAGTAAGATGACTTAATTCTAATTCATCTTCAAGAATTAAATTATAGTTCATTTTTGGATGTAAAATAGTCTTATCTTGAAAGTTTTCAATATAGCTTTTTAGAACTTTTGGACTATCATCTACTAATAAGTCAGGATTAATTTCTTTTTCAATTAAAAATTTAGCTTTACAAGTTTGAATATCTATATGAATAATCTCTACTTTTGAAGAATCAAAATTTCTAAGTAAAAATTTATCTTTACTAAAAATATTATTTTCTGAAAGAGAATGAGTTAAAATATATAACTTATTCAAAAGAGTTGGATGTTCTATTAAATATTGAATACTATGCCCAAAATTAGTTATCTTAAGATCATCATAAAATTCAAGATCTTCGCTATATAATTTTAACATTTCTAAAATAATTTCATGTGGTACATTTTCAATATGATCATGTTTTAACCATGTATTTAAATAATAATGATCTCTATTTATAATATCATATTCTTTTAATGATCCTAAATCTTTAAAATAATCTTTAAAAATATGGTATGAATCCATAATTTTCTTATACCATTTAGGTGTAATATTTACTAGTACTTCATCACAGTCTACTACAATATTTTGAAATTGGCCGTCCATAAGTCTATTTATTTGCATTTAAAATTAATTCCTTTATAAAAATTAAAAAAAGTCATAGTATAAAATTAATTATACTATGACTTTTTATTAGTTATCCAGCGATTTCAATTTCTTTTTCTTCTTCATTATCTTCAGTTTGATCTTTATCACGAGAATCAAACTTTCTTCTTACAGTTGGTTTAATTGTTTCGTAAATAAGAGTATTATGAGTCATTGCTTTAATCCACTCAGAAAAAAGCATAAGATCAAAATGCATAGTAGTATCAACTGTATTTCTCTTATTCTTTGAATCATAGTTATATTCAAATGGAGTTTCTGAGAATTCAAATGAATTAACAATCTTTTCATTTCGAACTATGTCAAGATAGAATTTTCCATCTCTCTTAAAAATACCAAAGAAATATTTATCTTTAGAATTTTTTGCAGACTTATAAGAAATAATAAAATTTTCAATTTCATTATTCAAAAGTTTCTTAATACCATGAATAAATTTTTGAGATGTTCTCAATGTAAAATATACTGTTTTTTCATCAACATTTTTATTGTCTTTTAATGTTTGTACATCAGTATTAATATCCTGAAAAATTACCACTGGAAGCCCACGACTATTTTTTGTAAGCTTCAAACTCTTGTTATTATTAGAATTATAAATCTTCATACTAAGAAAAACTCCTTTAAAGTTTTATTAAAAATTTTATACTACACTATAATAATTTATTCTTTAGTTTTTTAATATAAAAAATAAATTATGTATATTATACATAAATAATATATTTTTATATTTTAAGTTAAATAATATATACTAATATGGAAATTAATCCATATTAGTATATATTATTTAAAAGTTAATTACTGAATAAAGTATTCAGCTCTAAGTTTATCACCAGGAACAGGTGCAAAATAGGTAGTAATAGTTTGTCCAGACAAACTGTAATCATTCCCAACATTTGGATCTAACAATTGACCATTGTAGAAAAGATTGACGCTACCCGGTACTGGAAGTGATGCAAGAGTAAATGTATCATTTACACCATCAATAGTACCAGTTACAATTTCATTTCTTACGAAATTGATTCCAAGACCATTAGAATCAACATAAAGACCTGAATTTGTATCAAGTTTTACACCAACACCAGAAGCACTTATCTGAATACCATTAGCAGCTACTACTGCAAGACCTGAACTTGACTGTGAAAGACCCTTAGCAGTTTCAAGAAGAACTGCAAGACCCAGAGATGTAGATACAACACCACGAGCTGGATCACAGATAACTGATACACCGCTAGCAGTAGAAGAAATTGAACCGTTAACTACGGGTTTTACATTCACTCCAAGTGAATTTACTTCAGTACCATATCCAGCAAGTACACCAAGACCTGTAGAATCTACAGTAAGACCACCATTGGTTCTAATATCAAGATAGAGACCACTGGCATCTACCTTAATACCATAGTCTTGAGCTAATACAACTGAAATACCGTTAGAATCTACTGCGAGACCCTTACTAGCTTCAAGAACTACTGCAACACCTTCAGTGGTTACAGAAAGACCCTTATTAGCTTGAGGTTTAACTTGTACACCACCAGTAGTCCCATTAAATTCAATACCATTACCAGCAACAACTCCAAGACCAGAAGTAGTAGTTGCAAGACCTTTGAGAGACTGTAATTTAATGAATGCACCATTGACATTAGTATCAAGGCCGCCATCAACAGTCTGTTTTAAGCTTACACCATTAGAATCTACGAGAATTCCAAGATAAGCTTGTACTGAAATAAGGTTATTGGTAATTGTAATACCATTACCAGCTGTAAGAACACCTGCAGCTGAGAACTGAGTAAATGTCAATTCAGTAGTTCCAACAATAATAGTTCCAGCAGTAGAAAGCACCCAACCTGTATCATGAAGAAGATCACCTTCTTCGATGAATGTAAATGCACCTGAAGTTACAGATCCATCTACGAAGTCAAGAGCTCGTACCCATGCCCCGGCTTTTACTAAATATATACCATTTTCAGTTGCATCTGTCTGAGCTTTAACAAGAACACGATCATCAATGTTAAGAGATACGCCATCAATAGTCTGAGTTCCAGAAAGAGCTACGTTAGCTGAGGTTGCAATACGACAACTTTCTTTCGGATCAAGACCTTGTGCTACGGAGTCCACATAAGCTTTATTGACTCCATCAAGGTCGTCGATTGGATTGGCTAAGTTAGTAATTCGATAAGAGGTTGCCCCTGTTTTCATGTTAAGGTTGCCAGACATTGGTCTAGAACCATCAGCATAGAAATAATTTATACCATTTAAAAGTTGACCGTTAGTTAAAGCAGCATCTTCTTTTAAATGACTGGAATCGAGTACTCTACCCCTTATTTGACTTCCATTCAGTGTAGTTAACATATTTTTAAACTCCTTTTAAATAATCTTATATAGAATTATAATTATGTTTAAAAATTATAATTTATAATTTTGTTTTTATCATAAATGTATAAATAAGTAAATATGATAGGTATACCTAAATCAAGTATACCTATCATATTTACTTATTATTTAACTTTTTTCTTTTTTCCACTATTCTTTTCTTTTTTATTTCCATTAATCTCATTAGCAACTTCAAGAGCTTTTTCTTCTAAAGCTTTCTTAGCAAGTACTTTTGCTTCTTCAAGAATCTGCTCTTTTTCTTCTTGCCATTTTACATTAGTATTATCTCTCATATCCTTATATGAGACGCCTTCTTTAAATAAGAAAAATGTAAAATCTTTACCTTCAATAATTAAATTCTTCAACACTTCAACTGCATAACTTCTTTTTTCAAGAAATACACTTACAAAATTTGTAATAATTCCAGAAGTATCGTTTACTCTATGAATATTGTAATAGTTTAATAAATACATACCACTATCATTCTTAATAAAATTTGATTTATCAAGACCTGATAAATATTCTACTAATGGTTGGAGATCATAGAATATCTTACAGTTATTTACTTTAAATTGATTGATAATTGACCTATATGTAAAATATACTGAACTTTCAAATGATCTACCCATATTATCATCATTAGTAAAATATATAATCGAATTATCCATATTTTTATATGCTTGGAATAGATCTTCAGTTTCTTTAAAAGTACTACCTGGATTAATAGTATGTATAACTAAGTCTGAGCGAAGCATTAATCCCTTAGATTTATTTTCAGAAACTGCATCAGTTTTTTCACAGTGTAATACGTTAAATTTTTTGGAAGGAAGAAGATCTCTAAAAGTATCTATAATTGAAGTTGAATTATAACTCCCAGTAAGAAATATATTTACTTTGTCATTTGAAATATTCATAAGAAAAATCCTTTTTATTAGAGTTAATATATAGTTCATAAATTTTTTTTGAAAAAAACTAGATTAAATAATTAATTAATATTATTCAAACTAAAAGTTTGATAATCCCACTTTTTATAAAGAAGGGGGATTTGGGGGTAGTGAATAAGATCTCTTGGTTTTTCGAAGAAAAACTAAGAATAAAAAACTATATAATTAATAAGAATTAAGAAGGATAATTAAAGGAAGAATTCTAAGAGAGAAAAATAAATAAGAAAAAAGAATAAAAGAGAAAATTGGAAGGAAAGGGAATCTGAAAAGGTACTATGCAAAAATTCTTTTTCCAAATTTTAGTTCCAAATAAATTTACGAAAAAATAAAATCCCAAAATTAGTTCCAAATAAATTTAAAATTCCGAAAAATTTCGAAAAAAAAAATATATAAAAGGTGAAATTCACCTTTTATATATAAATTTTAATTAAATTTTAATTATATGAAATTTATAATAAAAGCAAATTTTTGGATCTTCTACTTTTATTATAGGGGAATCTAATGCCATTAAAAATTTTGTAGTTTTATTTAAAGTAATAAATATCTTCTCATTAATCTTTAATGGTCTAAAATTTGGATGTTTCTTTTTTAATTTATCTGGGATTTCTAGAATCACTGTACTATCTTTGCAAGTTTTAAATCTCTCAATTTCCTCTGATGAAAGTTCATAGTATTCCAATTCATCAAATTTTTTGATAATTTTTTGTAAATCTTTATATTCCAATCCATTTATTTTTGGAATTGAAATTTTATTTACAGATATATCTGAACTTAGAATTATCTCATATTTATTTTCATCAAATGAAATATTGCCTTTTTTGGATTCTTTATTAAATGTATATAATTCTTTAGAATTAATTTTAAGGAAACATTCTAAAGTTTTTAGTTCTTTCAAAATTGTAGACTTATTATTCTTTATAATACCATATATTTCACCAAACTCATATTTGTTTGAGTGAATTAAATTATTATACAGTTTAAATTTATTTACAGACCTTTTAATTCTTTGACTTATTTTTAAAATCTCATTATAAAGATTTAGATTCATTTTTATCTCCATATATTATTAAGTGTATAATATAGTTAAACTATATTATACACTTAATAATTAATCTTCTTTATCTACTAATGTTACTTCAACATTCATGTTAAGAACATCTGCCCATCTTTCAACTATATCAATCTTCATGGAATGTCTTGTTCTAAGACCGTAATTAAGATTATATGCTTTGCTTCTATCTTGAATTTTATTATAAAGATCATCCATAGTAATTTTTGAAGAGTTAACTAGTTCTTTAATTAATCTTACTATTTTGTTGTCTTTATCATTTATCTCATAATAAAGAAAATCATTATCTTTACTTCTAGACTTTTTTGATTTTTCTTTTATCTCTTGATTTATTTCTTTTGCTACTTCTTTGAAATTAGATGTATCATCAATTATACTTCTAATTTTATTTTCAAGGTTTAAATCTTTAAAATAGATATTATCTTTATTTATTTTAATATATTTACCTTTTTTGAAAATATACTTATCTTTCTTATTAGTATAATTTGAATTTAGATAAAAACATCCATCTTTTAATTTTTTACCTTCTTTAACTTTTCCTTTATAAATAAAAATTTCATCATTAAAAAGATATGCAGTATTTAATTCATACTTTTTCTTTTTCTCCATATTCAAATCTACTGAATATTCCTGTTTTTTAAATGCTATAAAGGGTTTTTTACTATTTGAAGGCTCAAATTTCATGTAATCTCTCCATTTTTTGAAATAGTAATATTATGTTAGTAAAAAATGAAGTAATGACAATTTATCATCATTACTTCATTTTTTACTAACTATATTAAAATTCTACTGCATCATCGTCATCATCAGAATCTTCATTATCTATTAATTCTTTATACATATTTTTCTTTTTAGATTTTTTCTTAGATTTCTTTTTCTTCTTAGATTTTTTAGAAGTAGTTTCTTCTTCTGACTCTTCAGATGAATCATCTTCATCGTCAAAAACTTTAGTAGCATCTTCTTCATCTACTTCTTCATCGTCAAGAATTCTTCTTTCACGTTTATTAGTTCTAGATACATTACTCTTAGAACTTCCTGAAGATATATTAGGTCTAGAATCTCCATCATTCATTTCATTTAGTAATGCAAATTGGGCTAGTCCAATAGAATTAGTTTCAAGATTAAAATTCTTCAAGAAATATGTAAAGTTAGTAAATTCATTTAAACCTACAAATGCAATACATTCAGATTTATGTAAAGTAATTGCGACTGCAGGATATAATGTTCCTTCATTAGTTTCACCAATATCAAATGTTAAAAGAAGTTTCTTTTTAGCATTATTTGCATTTATTTCTACTTTAGCATGTATATCTTTATATTTTTTACTTAAGAACAATTCACCATTTTTCTCTTTAAAAATTTCTTCTGAATTATTCAAAATATATTCATTAATTGATGAAAATGCTTTGTATAATGTATACAAAGTATTATATGAAAAATAAAGTTCTTCAGATGCAATTTGATCTTCTGATAATTTTTCATAAAATGAGAATACTAAAAAGTCCGAAGTTTTTAATATACCCTTTTCAAGACTTTCAAAATTGCTATACTTTTTACTATTATATTTTCTCATATAAAATGCACTGAGTTTTTTATTATCAGCAGATTTATGACTTAAAATAACTACATTTTTAACTGTTAGATTCTTTGTAAGATTTACTATCTGACGTTCAATACTTTCAATATTTTTAAACATATTAGACCTTTCATTTTTTAATTTCTAATTGATAAGTTTTCTTTGCTTTTTTGTTTAATGCTCTTTTTCTTACAGATAATTGGTTTACACATGAAGGAAACCCGTGATCTGTTATATCTATATAAATACTATTACCATCATTTTTACGTAATCTTCCAATCAACTGACGTATTACAATATCACTTCTCAATGGTACATAGTTTATTATACATTCAAGAGTTAAGATATTTAAAGATTTCTGAAAAGATTTTTCAGTACTAATAATTATATCTTTTTTAGTATTTTTATCAAGAATTTTTATTTTATCTTTTTTATTTATTTTAGAGGATAATATATCTATTTGCTTATCTGGAAAATCTATTTTTAAACTTTGGTATATCATATCTATAATTTCTAGACTTCCAAAAATTAATCCAATTGTCTTTGGAGAATTTTTTGAAGAATAACAAATATTAAGAAGTTTTTTAACTGATAAGTAATAGTAATCATAAATACTTTTTTTAAAGGTTATATATTTAAAAAATCTCCCAATATTAAATCCATATCTAGAGTCATTACACCCAGATATATCTAATTCACTTGGAGATGAATTTAATTTTACATACATAATCTTATGATATAATTCAGCAGCATTCTTTTCTTGATCTCTAAAATATTTATTTGTATATTTAAAAACTTTAGCATATAAAATATTTTCACTAAAATTACTTCTATTAGGGGTTGCTGTAAGAAATATAGTTTTAGGAATATTTGAATTTAATTCTATATTTATTATATTTCTAAATTCAACATGAGCTTCATCATACACCTTACACCCAATTTTTAATTTCTTAAACATTTCATGTAAGGAATTTTCATTACTATATGATTGTAAAGTTTTATGACACACAATAAATACTGAAAATCGATGACCAGTGCCATTCATTAAAGATTCTATATATTTTGAATTTTTAATTACACAGATATCTTTTTCTCTTAAGGTTGTAAGTTTGGAAATTTCATTTAACCAGTTTTGGATTATATTAATTTGATCTACAATAACTAATGCACAATGTTCTATTTCAGATAGATATTGGAGGGTTACAAATGTTTTTCCTTCCCCAGTATCTAACCCTATTAATTTAAGATTATTTTTAAATTTTGAATATGCTTTTCTTTCATGAAGAAAATCTAATACATCTTTCTGGATTTCATTTCTCGGCTCAAATCTCATCTTAAAAGATGTATTTTGAATTGTATAGGGTTTATCATTTATACAATCTATAATATTGGTAATATTTGGGAATATATTTTGAACTTCGTATAATCCAATTCCTTTGGGAAATTTTATAAGATTTTTTTCTTCATTTATTTGAATCGAAAAGACATCATATTTAAAGTAGACTTTATTCCATACTCCAAATCTTTTAGATATTAAATTTAATTCATGATCATAATTGTCAAGATCTGAAACCTTGACAATTATTTTTGAATTCATTAATTTTATATATTCTTCTTTCATCTTTATATCCTATCTAATCAACTCATCAATAATACTATATTTTTTCTTTTTATATGTAGATAGATCTATGAGTTGGTGTTTAATTCTTTCAAATACCAAGCTAGTAGATACTGATTTTGAATTAATAATTGCTTTACTAACTCGTATAATTCGATATTCAGGAATTTCTTTCTTATTAAATTTTATTCTCTTAGTTAAATTAGTTTTCTTTCTGATAAGTGATCTAAGAATCATTTCAACATGAGATGAATGTATTTTAATATTACTTTCATTAAGTAGCATAATCATATAATTATATAGATAGTTAAAATTTTGGAATTTTTCATCCTTTAAATAAATATTACTTTCTATTAATTTAAGAATATGCTTTAGAATATGACTAAGTTCTGTATTTTCAATATTAATAGTAAATATACTCATATCATTTATTGAGTCTATTGGAATAGAGTATCTACCATTTGTATTATTTTGAGATTTCAGATATTCAGAAAATTCTTCAGTTGGTATAAATGATACTCCTGGATTTACTATCTCAGTATTCTTATTTACAATAATTTTAAACCTATTAACTTTATACGATACATCTCCAGAATCATCTTCTTCTTTAATAAGTTTAAAATTTAAAATTACATTAGAAAGATCTGTACTACTATTAACCTTTATTATATTTTTATCTATAATAAAATTCTTTTTAAAACTATCAGGCCATTCAATTTTCTTAGATTTAGTTGCAAGAAGATGTTTAGCTGAAAGTAATCTTTGAGTTAACTGGTTAGTAAGAATTAATACTGAAAGTATTCCACAATGAATATCTTTATTAAGCTCTGCAAGATTATATCCATAACATCTTCTACATACGGATTCTGAATTACAAGTAATTGGGGATCTCATTTTAATAATTTTACCAATTAAATGAGTATCTTTTAATGTAATAACTTTTTCAGATTCACCATCAAAATATACTTTACCTTGAATTCTTTGGAAGGTTCTTTGATTGTTTACATTTGTATCAAGATAGTGCTGACTATCACATTTTTCTATATTATAATCAATATTAGTATCTACTTGTAATAATGATAATTTTCTAGTTAAATATCCTGATTCTTTAACATTTGAAAATGTAAGAATTAAAGCTTTTCTAGCAGATATCGCATTAATATAAAAATCCTTAATATTTCTAAATCCTCTAATAAGGTTAGTATCGATAGCTTCAGGTATAATATTACCTCTGATATCTGCTTTGAATCCTAATGATACAAATATTTCTTCAAATTGTTTTATATTAATACCAGATTCACTATTTAAAAAGTTATATAACACACTATCTTTATCATTCCTAAGAATTTCAATTAACCTTTTTTGATTTCTCTCAATAAATTCTTCTATTCCAGTAAAATCTAAATTCTTAGGAATTTTACAATTTATAATATCAAATACTTCTGGATTTTTAAACGCAGTTTGAATAATATTATAGATTGAAATAGTATTACCAGTTCTATAATTTGCAATTCCAGATATATGTGAAATTTCTTGAAGAGATTGAGATATACTATTACAGAGAAGATTATAATCTTCTTTATGATCACGAATTTTTAAGATTAAATGTGAAAAATAATCATTAAGATTTGAAGAAGTTGGGGTATTTAAAAATAGATCTTTTTCTTGATCTATTTTTATTTTAAATATATTGAATGATTTCGCAAGAACTAATACTGTTAAAAATCTACCTTTATTAATCTTGAGGGATTTATTAAAGGGAGTCTTTAATGTAATTATTTCATTTGATTTGTTATAGTCCTCAGTTGTAATTTCATTTTTTAAAGTTTCAGTTATTTCTTTATAATTGGAATCATTTAATAAAATTTCATTGATATCATATTTCATAGAAGTAAATATCCTTTAAGAATTTATAGAGAATTGTTGTAATAAATTTTTACAAATAAATAATATATAATTATAAAAAGATTAGAAAGGTGTTACCCTTTCTAATCTTTTTATATTACTTATGATTCATCAATTTCTTTTACTTTAGGCGGTTGTACTTGAGGTGCCTTAAGTGATTTGCGAAGAACCTGTTTAGCTAAAGAGACTGCTTGTTTAGAATATTTAGCTTTAATTTTGGTCTTCAAAGTTCTGCGAATTGCATTAATTTTCTGCAATTTCTTTGCAAGAGGATCATTTTTCTTTCTTGCGATCATAGCTGCAGTACTTCCTACAAGTGCTGCAAATTTTTCATGCTTACTTCTGATGATTCTAGACTTACTTCTAAGACTTTCACTTAAAATTTCAGTATCATCAAGAGTTTCAATATCTAAATCTTCTTCTGAAAAATTGAGGAATTCTGCGAGTTCAAGAAGGATTTCTTCTTCTGAATTATCAATTGAAGTTACAGGATTTAGGAACATAGTAAAAAACTCCTTTACAAAATTAATTAATATTTTTTTGTTTAAAATTATCTTATACATAATTATAAATATATATATAATTAGTATGTTAATATCTTGTTACTATAAATTTATTAAATTTAAAGGAACCATTAATAATGAGTATTATTACTGATAAATATAGAAATCAAGTTCTTGAAATATTAAGAATGAGATTTCCTAATATGAATGAGAAAAAAATACAGAAAATGATAGATAAAACTATTGAAAAGAAATTTCAAGATAAAGATATTGTATTTTTCAATTCATTTACTAATGATAAAACTGAAGGTAAATTCCTAGAAAAGATTACTAATAAAATTTTAAAAGAATCAGATAATCAACCAATTATTACTGGCAATGCATGCTTGTATAAAAATCACTATAAATGTAAAAATTATGCAGCTGAAATGGTAGATTATTTTCTTAAAGAAAGAAAAGTCGCTAAAGCTAAAGAATTTGAATTTAAAAATACAAATCCAGAACTTTCTAGAAAATATAAAGTAACACAATCTCTTATTAAGGTAATTGTAAATTCATATTTTGGTGTATTTGGTGAAGGTAACTCATTTTTCTATGATAGAAATGTTCCTGAAAGTATTACATATAATGGTGCAATAATTATTACTACATCTATTATGGCATTTGAAATGCTATTTGCATCAAATTTATATTTTAAAAATATAAATATATTGTATGACTACGTACACCGAATTATAAAATCAAATATTGAACTTCCAATTGAAGAATATATTGAAAAAGATATATCAGTATCTAAAGTTGCTAAATTCTTGTACAAAAATATAATTAATAAAAATGTAGAAGATTTAGAAAATATTAAAGATTTATTAAATAGTATTAACGATCAATCTATAATAAATAGAATTTACTATAAAAATAATCTTTTAAAGTTTATTGATCAATCTTCTAATTTTAAAGATATACTTAAAGTATTTGTAAATGAAAATTCTATGACTGAAAAGTATGTAGAATCTAAGGTTAAAGTATTTAAAATACTTGAAGATTTTGTATTTACTACAGATTTTTTCAATCCAGATAGAGCTGAAATTATTGATACTGAAAAACGAAAAAATATTATTGTGTGCGATACTGATAGTAATTTTCTTTATCTAAATCAATTTTATGAAGTATTTGCAACTCAATTTGCTGGTATTAAATCTGAAGAAGAATTAAATGATTCAGATAATATAATTAAAGTCATTAGTAAACTTGTAGATATATGTCAGCATTATATTGCAATAGTATATAAAAATCTATTAAAGAATATGAATGTCCCAGAAGCCTTTAGAAGTCGTATTGTAATGAAATCTGAATTTATTTACTCTAAAGTTATGTTGACAAAAAACAAAAGGTGGTATAGTGGAAAAGTATTGTCTCAAGAAAATGTAAAGCTAATACCACCTGTAATAGATATTAAAGGTCTCCCAATTAAGAAAATATCTACTACAAAATATGTAAGAGACAGGTTTCAGCAAATTCTTGAGTATATTCTTTCTGCAACAAAAATTGATCTATCTGTAGTAATTAAATCATTCATGGAACTAGAAAATGATATTTATAAAAATTTAGAGAATGGTAATAGAGACTTCTTAATTCCATCTAAATTAAATGAATTATCTTCATATAAAAATCCATATACAATTAGATCAATTAAGGGAATGTTATTTTGGAATGCATTACATCCATTTGAAGTAATCCATCCACCTGATAAAGTTGATCTATTGTATATTACTAAAGATCCAAAATTAGTTGCTGAAATGATAAAACTTAAAGAATTTGAACCAATTAAAGAACTTCTTACGCAGGATGATAAATTAAAAAAATATGGATTTGAATATTTATCAATTCCAAAAAGTGTAGAATCAATACCTCAATGGTTAATTCCATATATTGATTATAATACTATGATTATTACAAATATTTCCAATGGATTAATTCTTTTAGAAAGTTGTAATATCAAAACAATCAAACTTAATAAAGGAAGAAAGACTTACACTAATATTGTAAGTTTATAAGAAAGGATAAGTTATGAAAAAGTTTTTCTTAGAAAAGGTAATCCCATTTTTATTTACATTAGTATTTCTTGTGATAATTTCTTATTTGATTAATTTTAGTTTATACTCATCATCATTTAATTTAAAACAGCCTGAAAAATTTCTAGAATTTTCAAATAAGTTTTATGAGCCTATTCCAGAAAGTACAAAAGTAAAATGTTTATCGTGTAATGGTGAATATGAAAAATCAGATCAAATTCATAGATATATACCATTACTGAATTATATGAATGATGATGGAAAAATCAAGACAGTATATGTTTGTAATAAAACATATTTAGGAATTTTAAAATTAATGAATAATCTTACTTCTAATAATCTTAATAATTCGTTTATTGAAGTAGATTTTATTGATACTGAAAAAGGTAAGACTCATACACTTTATGATGAGACAAAAGAAATACCTCCCGTTCAACAAAGTAATTAAATAAGTTAAAGTATGAAGATTGAGAAATATACACATTCTCAATCTTCATACTTTAACATTTTATTAAGGGTGTTTTTTTTTTGCTTTGTCATTTTAAGGCTCTATTTTTAAAAAGTAATTAAGGAAAGTAAATTCCTTAATTACTTTCTTTTTTTAAAACATTTTATTAGTTATCTTATTAATTTATAAGGAGTAAACAAAAAATGTCTACTAGAAATATAAATAATCCTCCGAATGGGGATTTTTTTAGACGAAATGGTGCATTACTTCAGATTGGGTTAGTTAAGCCTACAGCTACTCCATCTATGAAGGTTCAAATTAATCCAATTTTAATTCCTTGCTTTGGAAGTGAATGGATTGATTTTGTTGGAGGTCTTTCTCCTGAAATGACACCTCCACCAGCAACGTATGCTAAGTGGAATTTGGTTGGTTTAAATAGTTATGGAGCCCCACAACTTATTGATGGCGATCCAGCTGCAAATAATCCTCAATTTCCAATTCCTCCTAAGAATTTCTTACCATTAGCAGCTATATTTATTGAAGCTGATGATACTGAAGTTACTGATGATATGGTCTTTGATATTAGACCATTCTTATCTCTTGGAGGATTCCCTGTAGATCATTCTGAACTCACTGGTGCTAGTGCAGAAAATTTACATGAGATTGCATCTATTAGAAATCTTATCACTGAGCTTGGAAAACGGGTACTTCATACAGAATTAACTGATATTCTGAAATCTAAAGCTGATTTAGCTGGTACTCCATCTACTGAATTTACTCTTAATACTGATGAGACTGGTGTTCCGGCTACTACATGTACTTTTAAAGTAAAACGCGGAGATCAATTAACTGTAGGATTTAGATGGAACGAACAGTTAGATAGATGGCAGTATACAAATGATGGAAGTGAATGGATTGATTTCTCAAATACTGGATATATTACTGCTGCCAATCAATTAAATCTTGGTACTGTATTTCTTTCTGTAAATCCAGTAGATCCAGAACATCCAATTGCAGTTGGAGATAATGATCCCAGATTACAACCTTCTACTGATACAAGCTTTGGTATAGTACAACTTTCTACATCTGACCCATCTGGTAAAGTTGTAGCAGATAATGACCCAAGAAATTCAGATTCAAGAAATCCATTAGCTCATGCAAATAGTCATATAAGTGGAACTGATGATATTCCTTTAGCAACTCAAATGTCAAAGGGTTTAATGAGTGAATCTCAAGTACAAAGATTATCTGAAATTTCTGATGATAGACTTTTTAATGATTTAACTCAGAAAGCTTCAGTAATGACTCATTTAGAAGATCAAGATGATCCACATGGTTCAAGATCTTCACATGAAAATGAGTATGAACACCGATTACTATATTGGAATACTTTATCAGAATATGTAGTTGGAAATAATCCTGAAAGGGATAAATTTACCACAATTCAATCTGCAATCGATGCAGTTGTTGCCAATAGTGCAAATATTAATGGAAATAAGGTTGTAATTTTTGTTAAGCCTGGTATTTATACTGGTAATATTACTTTACAGCCAAATATTATCTTAAGTACTCTTACAGGTAAGAGGAATCATACAACTACCATTAATGGTACTATTACCATGGATTTCCAGGTTGATGGTTGTCATGCTGGAATTAATGGATTCTCAATTACTAGTGGTTTAAATCCTGCTGTAATTTTTACTGGAAGTAATAAACAAACTTTACATTTCTATAATAACAGTATATATACTTCTGGTGGAGTAAATAGTTTTAAAGCAGATAATACTAATATACAATCAGCAATTTATGCAAAAGATTGCAGTTGTAATTTTGATAATGCTGGAACTGGAGCTGCATTCTTAATTGCAGGTTCAAATACAGTAGAATTAACTGACTGTGGAATTACTAAAGCAAATGGTGTTGCGCTTGCATGTTCAGAAAGTTCTAAGGTATTTGTATATCTTACAGAACTTACTGGAACATTCACTGTTGCAAATACCTCATCCCTCCAACTTTCACTTTCAGCAGTTACAAGTTTAAATGGTATTAATAATGTAAATTCTACAGCACCTACTATTCTTGTAAGTAGCTTAATAAATTCAACTTTATCTGATGCAGTACAAGGTACTGGTATGTTCTTATTCACTAATGTTGGATTTACTGGGAGTTCTGTAAAATTTGCTGAAACTTTAAACGGTAATAATGGTGCCCAAGAAATTCCTTCAACTGGAAATAGTGTTTATACTAAATATAATCCAAGTAATGCTGCTCCCTGGGCTGTAAGTCCTCCTACAAATGTTAGAGATGCATTAGATAGACTTGCAGTTGCATTCCATAGCCACTTACAGATCCCAATCCCATAAAAACTTAAATAAATATATCTATAGGTTAATTCCTATAGATATATTTATTTAAATCTTTATTAAAGAACATATTTATAAATGTAAATCTATGTAAAGGATTGTACTAATATGGCTACCAAAAAAATTTTAACTGGAAAATATGAAAACGATTTTCCAATTCATGAGAAACCAGAATTTATTGATGATGTTGTAAATAATAAGGGTTATCCAATTGCAGCATTAGATAATGATAAAAAGCATAGAATTGAAGAACACAATGAATTATCCATTTCTAGGACATTTGATGTAAATAGTGAAGCTGAAATGCTTACATTGGAAAGTCAAATTGGAGATATATGTAGAAGATTTGATCTATCTGAGACTTTTATATTGTCAGATATTGATCCAACAATGATTGATAATTGGAAGAAAGTATTAATACCACCTCCAATTATTACATCTGTATTTACACGAACTGGAGATATCATACAAGAATTTGGAGATTATTCAGCTAATTTAATTTCTTGGAGTGGGTATGGGAACATTCCATCTGGAAGTACTAATTCTGCTTTAATTTATTTAGAAGAAAATAAATCTAATATTAATCACAAACATGATAAATCTGATATTATAGATTTTGCTCATACACATGTTAAAAGTGAAATTACGGACTTCTTTCATACCCATATAAAAGATGAGATTACAGATTTTGCTCATACACATATAAAAGATGAGATTACAGACTTTGCGCATACACATATAAAGAATGAAATTACTGATTTTGCTCATACACATATAAAAGATGAGATCACAGATTTTGCTCATACACATATAAAAGATGAGATCACAGATTTTGCTCATACACATGTTAAGAGTGAAATTACAGATTTTGCTCATACACATGAAATATCTGAAATTATAAACCTATCTGATGCATTATTACAGTTAAATAATAAAGATTTTGAAATTGAAAGTATGTTAAAATATGTATCTACAAATTTATTTGTAGATGTATTTAATACTAAAGCATATGTAGAAAACGGTACAATTACATACCCATATAAAACCTTACAAGGAGCTTTTTTAAAATTAAATCAAATTACTCCAGAAGTAAATAAATCTATTAAAATAAATTTATCTTCAGGAATTTTAGATCCTGGAATTATTAATACTTCAATTCTATCTCATAATCTTTATATGAGTGGAACTAATAATACAACTTTAAATTATAACTTTGAAATACCTGAAGGATTTATACTTATTATAGAAAATTGCGAAATTAATGGGTATATTAATTGTCTTGGTAAGTTAATTGCAAAAAATTGTACCTTTAAGAATATTATACAATCTGGAATTAATGCTGATATATTATTAGATAATTGTACATCTAATACTGATTCATTTATTAGTTCTAGTGCTTCTAATATTAGAATTATTAATTCTCAGTTATATTCTGAGATTGGTAAGGTTATAGATGGTATTGCAGGTACATATGAAATTATTAATTCATCTCTAATAAATTCTAGTGATGTTCATGCACCATTAGTATTATCTGGAAGCTTTAAATTAATTACCAATAGCTCTAAATATTTGAATATTGGGACTCATGATAAATCAATTAATATAAATAGTTCTAGTAGTGAAAAATCAGTATTACATTCAATTACATTTAATAAAAATATATCACTTGGTGATTCATTTATTTATGTAGCAAATGTATATAATACTGAAAATGGTGAAATAATTGGGAATAATATTATATATGAAGATTCTGCATATATTACACATTCAGGATTACCTAATATAAATAATTTGAAAGATGCAGTAAATTTTATAAATAATACTAAATCAAATATAGATCATACTCATTTGCCTTCAGAAATTAATGCTATTCCATTAAGTGAAAAAGGTGCTCCATTGGGTATTCCTACATTAAATTCTGATGGTTTAATTGAAGAACAATTTATTCCACCTTTAGCTACTACTGAAGTTTTTGATGTAAATAGTGAAGCTGAAATGTTATCTCTTGTAGCTCAAAAAGGTGATGTTGCTATACGACATGATATATATAAAGTATATATTCTTGGAAGTAATAACCCATCAGTTTTGGAAAGTTGGAAAGAACATTTTAATCCACCTGATTTAATTCAAAGTGTATTTGGAAGAGTTGGAAATATAACTCCTAGTTTTGGTGACTATAATGCAGCTCAAGTACAAGTAGATGAAGTTCTTGAACTTGGCAATAATGTACATACTGCTATTGATATCTTAAAAAATAATAAAGCCAATATAAGTCATCAACATGTTAAGAGTGAAATAAGTGATTTTACTCATACTCATGAGAAGGAAGAAATTATAAATTTTCAACATACACATTTACGTACAGATATTACAAATTTCAATCATACACATGTTTATAGTGAGATAAGTGATTTTGATGGTCATACTCATTTTAAAAATCATATTACTGATTTTGCTCATACACACCTTCAAAGCGAGATTACCGATTTTGCTCATACTCATGAAAAAATTGATATCGTAGATTTTGAACATACACATGTAAAAAGTGAAATTACAGATTTCGACCATACTCATAGTAAACTTGAAATTGTAGATTTTGATCATACACATTACAGGTCTCAAATTACTGATTTTGATCACTTACATGTAAAAAGTGAAATTACAGATTTTGATCATACTCATTTAAAGAGTGAAATTACAGACTTTAATCATACACATGTAAAAAGTGAAATTACTGACTTTGCTCATACACATACTTTAACTGAATTAGTAGAATTTGAAAATCATACTCATATTAAATCACAAATTACTGATTTTGATCATACTCATATTAAGAGTGAAATTACTGACTTTGCTCATACACATACTTTAACTGAATTAGTAGAATTTGAAAATCATACTCATATTAAATCACAAATTACTGATTTTGATCATACACATGCTTTAACTGATTTAGTAGAATTTGAAAATCATACTCATAGTAAATCTCAGATTACAGATTTTACTCATACACATATTAAAAGTGAGATTACTGATTTTGATCATACACATGTTAAGAGTGAAATTACTGACTTTACACATACACATATTAAGAATGAAATTACTGATTTTGCTCATACACACATAAAAGATGAAATTACTGACTTTGCTCATACACATATACCAAGTGAAGTTGGATGTATTGCAACTATAGAAAAAGGTGCAGTATTAGGAGTTGCTCCCTTAGATGCATCTCAAAAAATACCTTCCCAGTATATTCCATCTGCAATATTAAGCGATATACATGTAGTTAATACTACTGATGAAATGATTTTATTAACTGCTAAAAAGGGTGATATTTGTAAAGTAACATCTACCATTGAGAATTATATCCTTTCAAATGATGACCCAAGTATATTAACTAATTGGATTTTGTTAGAAACTCCAGATGATATTGTACAGTCATTTAATAGTAGAACTGGTCATATTGTTCCCTCAATAAATGATTATAATTCTTCATTAATTCAATATAATATTGAATTTCCTACTGTAGAAAATGCGCTTGATAGTCTTTTTCAAAATAAATCTCAAATTGGTCACACTCATATTAAGAGCGAAATTACTGACTTCACTCATACACATGCTTTAACTGATTTAGTAGAATTTGAAAATCATACACATGTAAAGAGTGAAATTACAGATTTTGATCATACACATGCTTTAACTGATTTAATAGAATTTGAAAATCATACACATATCAAATCTCAGATCACAGACTTTGCACATACACATATAAAAGATGAGATTACTGACTTCACTCATACACATGCTTTAACTGATTTAATAGAATTTGAAAATCATACACATATCAAATCTCAGATCACAGATTTTGCTCATACACATGCTTTAACTGATTTAATAGAATTTGAAAATCATACACATATCAAATCTCAGATCACAGATTTTGCTCATACACATACTAAGAGTGAAATTACAGACTTTGCTCATACACATACTAAAAGCGAAATTACAGACTTTACTCATACACATACTAAAAGCGAAATTACAGACTTTACTCATACACATACTTTAACAGATTTAGTGGAATTCGAAAATCATACTCATATTAAATCACAAATTACTGATTTTGATCATACTCATATTAAGAGTGAAATTACAGACTTTGCTCATACACATCCTACTACTGAAATTACTTTATTTGATAATGTAAACTTTCCAACATATGAGAATATACAAGAAGTTATAGATTATTTAGAATTAAATAAGTCTCAAATTACTCATACTCATGATAATGATTCTGTAATTGGTGGTCCATATGCTGCTTTAAATGGTTCTGTTACTGAACAGTTTGCTACAAATAAAAGTATAATTGAAGATAGATATATTAAGAAATTATCAGTTCCAGTTAATGGAAATATTAGAGCAATTGATGGATTGGGAATTTATAATTCACTTAATCAATTAGATAATATTATTTGTAGCTATGGTATGTTTGAAGGAATTGTAATTACAGATCTTGCAGATAATGTTAATAATTCACATGCTCTTGTAAAAGTTACTCCAAGTGGTGAATTTATTAGAGAAGTAATACAATATGCAACTTTAAGTCATACTCATACTAAATCTAATATTTTAGATTTTGCTCATACCCATACTAAGAGTGAAATTACTGATTTTGCTCATACCCATGTATCTTCAGAAATTTCTGGAGTTGCGACATTAGTTGATAGTAAAATCCCAATAGAACAGATTCCCACAGAATTAATTTCACCAGTTACTTCAATATTTAATAGAACAGGAGTTGTAACATCTCAAAGTGGTGATTATTCAGCTCAGCAAATTAATTTTTCATCTATAAACTTTACATCTACTCATGTTCTAGATGCTTTAAATGAATTATTTACAAAGAAAGCTGAATTTTTAGGTGGAACTACTGCTGAAAGATCTTCAACTCCAAAATTATATGAAAGATTTTATGATACAACTATTTCTAAGGAAATAATTTGGAATGGTACAAATTGGGTTGATAGTATGGGTACAATAGTATAAATTAATTAAATATAAATAAACTATTTAGAGAAATTCTAAATAGTTTATTTATATTTAACAAATTCATATAGTAACTTATGCAAGAAAGTTGTAGGTTAAAAACATAATGAGTGAAAAAAGAATATTAGTAGGTATTTATGAAAATGGTTTTCCTATTCATATACCTTTAAATGTTGGTGATACAATTGTTAATGCTAGTGGAAGAGAAATCGCTACATATAATGAGCAAGGTTTACTTCCTGATAATAGACTTCCACCATTAGCAATTAAAGATACATTTGTAGTTCTTTCTGAATTAGAAATGTTAAATTTAGTTGCTGAAAAAGGTGATATTGCAATTAGAGTAGATCTTTCTAAAACTTTTATATTAAAAGAAGGTCTTCCTAGCGATATATTAAACTGGTTGGAACTTGCAACTCCAATAGACTCGATATTAACTGTATTTGGAAGAACTGGTCATATTTCTGCTGAGTATGGTGATTATCATGCAACCCAAATCACTGTAAGCCCCAGTGCAGTATTAAACTCTCCAGATGTACAAGCTGCATTAGAATATTTAGCAGTATATAAATCTCAAATTGATCATACTCATGTAAAAAGTGATATTACTGATTTTCCACATACTCATATCAAAAATGAAATAACAGATTTTGAACATACTCACCTTAAAGAAGATATAACTGATTTTGAACATACTCATACTTTAGATGAACTTGAAGATTTTGAAAATCATACTCATATAAAAAGTCAAATAGTTGATTTTTACCATGAACATGAACAGTCTCAAAGTCATTTAAATGTAGATACTGATCAATCTTTAGAATCAATCCATCATACTTTAGGAACCTCTGAATTTCAGGCAGCTCCAGGAAATCATTTACATGATCCTATAAGTATTGGGGCAATTCCATTAAGTTTTATGGGAACTGGAAATGGAGTAGCTACTTTGGGTGTAGATGGAAAACTCAAAGATGCTCAAGTTCCTAAGATTGCAATTACAGATGTATACCCTGTAAATACTTTATCTGAAATGATTGCTTTAAATGCCGAACAGGGTGATATTGCAATTAGATTAGATATCAGAAAATGTTTCATCTTAAAAAATGATATTCCTTCAGTTGAAAGTAACTGGCTTGAATTAATTATACCATTAGACCTTATTTTATCATTTTGTGGTAGAACTGGACATATTACTTCTCAATATGGAGATTATTCAGCTGAACAAATTTCAATACAACAATATCCACCCAATATTGAAACTACAAATGTTAGAGACGCATTATATTCTTTAGCAGATAAAATACATCTTCCTAATAGAGATAGATTCATAGATGATATTCCTACTAAGAAATTATATATTGATTCATCTAATAGCGAAATATATCAGCCAAATGGTACTATTACTAAACCATTTAAAAGTTTTACAAGTGCAATTTCATTTGCTAATTTAAACCTTTATAGTAAATATTCTCTTATAGTAAGTACTGGAGTATATGATGAAAATATAATTCTTGATAATAAAAATATAGATATAATTGGAAATGGAAATAATACAGAAATCTATGGAAGTATTTCTATTAATGGAAATTCAAAAATATTTATATCCAATTTAAATATTAAGGGAATTTTTAATAATGCATCAGAAGATGTAATTGTATACAATTCAAAATTTTCAGCAATAATTAATAGTGGTAATTTAGTTGTATATAATTCATTAATTACTTCAAATCAAGTTGAAGATCCAGTTGTAAATAATACTGGAGTAATTAATATTGTAAACTGTACAATTATTAATCTTGGAATTAAATCTGCAATAGTTTCTAGTAATGATATCAATATACAGGTTTGTAATATAACTGGGTTTAATGTATTCCCATTGATAAAGATTAGTAGCGGAAAATTTTATATTAATGGAACTAAATTATTTACAAACAATACTACTACACTTCTAGTATATACTTGTATAAGTGGAGTTCTTTCATCAATTGATAGCTATGGCAATATGGATTTAAACTTTAATTCAAATATTTCTATTGGCGTAATAAATCGTCCAAATAATTCAGAAATATTGAATGATGAAAATTCAGTATATATCTTAGATGAACGATATTACAAAAAAGAAATTATTGATTTTAAATTACAAACATTAGCAGATCCTGATTCAAATAATATCTATGTATCTAAACTGGGAAATGATACCTTTGGAAATGGTAGTTTTGCACTCCCCTTTTTAACTATTAAACGTGCAATTGATTATATTACAGACGCTTCTAATTTAAATAGATATACAATTTTAGTAATGTCTGGACGTTTTACTGAGAGTGATGACTTTACTTTTAAAGATTTTGTAAATATTAAAGGTATTTCAAAGGAAAGTACAATTATAACTAAACTTAATAATACTCCAATTGAATATAATTGTCAAAATACTGCAATGACAATTAAAGATATTAAATTTGGAAGTACTGGAATTCATATTACTAAAGTTGGAACTCTTAGATGTGATATTAAATTTGAATCATGTATGATTGAAGGTTATGGAATGTTAAGATATATCGGAAAGAATATAGAAACAGATCTTTCAAGAGATTATCTTACTGTAAGTCAAACATGTGATTTTCCTCATGTTTCTACTCAGGATGTAAATTTTACTTGTCATCATACTATTGTAAATAAAACTGTTACATGTAAAGGATATATGCATTCATACTTACTTGGAGTTCATATAGGTCAAACACTAACAGTTGATTGTATGGCAATCCAAGATTCAGCATATTCTAGAATTTATATCGATTCACCATCAATGCCAAATGAATTAAATAAATTAATTTTATTAGGTATTACTGAGCTGCATAAACATGTAATCTATCTAGATCAAGCAAGTAGTATTTACTATGATCCGACAAATAATATAAATATTTCTAGTAAAAATATTCAACAAGCAGTTAAAACATTAGATTCACTTAGTCATGAAAAAAATAGAGATCATTATCTAGAAACACAACCTACAAATATATTATATGTCGATTGTAATCGAACTGATACATATACTTCAAATGGTACAATTACTAGACCATTTAAAAATATAAATGCTGCAATTTTAGTTGCAGATAATAATACATGTATTCATATTGCACCTGGTTTATATATAGAAAATTTAACATGTTTTAATTCTATAGATTTACGTGGAATGGGAATTAGAAAAGTTACTATCAAGGGAAATGTAATTTTAAATAATCAATATAATTATCTAGAAAATATACATATAAATGGAAATTTATACATGAATGATATTTCTAGAATATATAAGTGTGATATTACAGGTGTTACACATATGAATATCCAAAATTCATATGGATATGCTGAGATACATGAATCAATACTTTTGTCTAACTCGGATCAACCGCCTTTAAAAGTTCATACATTTTCAACTTTATCAGTTCTAAACAGTAAAATTTCTGCTAAAAATAGTAATTCAGCAACAATTGATCATTCATATGGAATATTAAGACTCTTAAATTGTTATGTGTATAATAATAGTCCAGAAAAACCTGTAATTGATTCTCATTTAGATTCAATTGTATCTGTATTAAAAATATATAATACTGAAATAATCCATGAACTTGCAGAAAATGGTGAAGATGCAATATATGCACTAAATACTGCAGACGATTCAAATCCAAATACATTCTCTAATATTTTATGTAGAGGAAATGTTAGAACTGAACATACAAGTACAAATGTAGATGGATTAATATTTGAAATATATGGAGATTTATTTGGAAGTAATCATTACTTTAGAACTACTAATATGATTAGTAATAAATCAAATATTCCTGGAGTAACTTTAACAGATGCTCTAAATAAAATATCATATATTTGTGGATATACTAGAGATCCAAATCCAAGAGACGGTCAATTATTTTTTGATTTAAATATACAAAGACCTACTTGGTGGAATCCTATTATACAAAGATGGGTAGATGTTCATGGAAATATAGTTCCATAAAAATAAATTAAGAAGAAAGCATAATTGCTTTCTTCTTAATTTAAAAAAAAAATAATATAATTTATTCAGGAGTTTTTCCTGTGACCGAGGACTTTGAAGGATTTTGTGAATACAATCTATTCAGTACTTTCTCACATTTATCACATTTAAGTGAATGTTTAAAAAATATCATGGGATCAGTGGTAATAAAATTTGCATGTTTTAATCCACAGATACCAGTCTTACTATTTCCATTTACTACAAAATGAATTTTTTTACCATCCATTTCTATATTTTCCTTTCATAATATCATTATTATAATTTCTTGTTTAAACAAAATATTAAATCTATAATTCAAGAAGGTTCTATAATGTCAAAAAAGAAAGATAAATTAGATAAAAATCATAAGAAAGGAAATATTCAAGATTTATCTTTTCCACGAAATGATTGTGAGTCTCCTTTTGATAGGGTTGTTGAAAATAGGAAAAATTTAAATCATTTTTTTGTAGGATCAGTGGGTACAAGTAGTACAGCGATGTGTTCTAGCATTACTAGAGATGATTCTACATTTGGATGGACTAATTTTAAAGATTTTAGACAGTGTGAAAAATGCTTAAGATTATACAATGAATACTATAAAAAATAAATATATATTATTTATATAGTATCTAATTGTATAAGGGGTTCGTATGGTAAAAGAATTAGCAGTTACTTTAGTTAAGAATTTTGTAAATACTTTACTTGAAACAAGAAATAAAAGCAAACATATAAAGCACAATAATGATTATATTAAATATAAAAAGGTTAATGGAAAAGAAGTAATTATATTAAAGAAAATTGTACCTGATACAAGAATAGAAATTGTTGATAATAAACTTTCTTTAATACAATTACCAGTAAAGTATGATAATCTGAAAATTGAGTTTAATAAAGAAAAGAATGTAAAAGAAATTGAAGATAAAACTATCAATAGAAAGAAAAAGAAGAACTAATAAAAAGATATCCTAATATTATTAGGATATCTTTTTTTTTAACGTATTACTAGTATTTATACATTTTTGTAACATATAAATAATATTAAGTAATGGAAGTAAATAACTATGGGAAGAAGTGTATTTAACAAAAACCAAGTTAAAGATGAAGATTTTGCATTACAGTCCGAACTTGATGCAGTGAAGGATAATACTACTGGATTATTCCAAGCTAGTACAATGAATAATAAAGTATTATATGATTTATTACAATTAATTAAGGATAATAATACTAGTACGTTTATTGCATCATTGATGAATAATAAAAAATTATATGATGATATTATGGGTAGAGTTTTTGGATCTGGGATACAATATACTCCGTTAGATACTACCTTTACAGGAACAACTTCTACATCATATATCAATAAACAAACATTAAATACAACTCAACTAGCTGAAAATGCTAGATATATATTAGAGTATAAATTTAATTATACTGGGGCTGCAAATAATCCAGCAACATATACTGATGTTCGTTTATTAGTAGACAATAATCCAGTACCCGTAATGTATGAAACTAATCAGAATTATAATATTGCAAGTGTTGGACATTTAATTAGTGATTTTTATATATTAAATACTACAATATCTACGCAACACCAAATAATTTTACAATTTAGATCTAGTAATGGTGTTGGAGTCAGACTTGGTAACAGCCAGATGATACTCTATAGATTAGATTAAGGAATATTATATGGGAAAATCTAAGTTTAACAAAGACCAAGTACTAGATAATGATTTTGCTTTACAAAGTGAATTAGACGAAGTAACTGGAAGTTCATTTGACAGTGTAAATATGAATAATAATATTTTATTTAATAATTTACTAATGTTAAAAGATAATGGTTCAGATACTTTTGATAGTTTAATAATGAATAACAAAAGTTTGTATGATTTAATTTTAAGTAAATTAGAACCATATAAATTTATTTATCCATATAATACTAATTCTACTATATCATCTACTACTAATACAGAAATTTTCAATTTTAATACTCCTTCCGATTTTCCATCTGGAACATATCTTTTAAAGTATAAATACAATTATCAACCAAACACGAAGTTAAATCCACTGGCATATTTATCATTATCTATTGTCTTTAATCAAACGATCCAATATAATTTAATGTATGAAAGGGCTCAACCCCAAAACGATGCCAATAGGTCATTTCTTAATAAAAGTTTTATTATTTTAGATCTTAATGCTGGAGTAAATAATGTTTCTTTCCAAGGATATGTATCAACTCGAGCTAGGCCGCACACAATTGGAAATTTCTTATTTAAGTTCTTAAAAATCTCATAAATGGTGAAAAACTATGTCAATAGCTAACAAACTTACTTATTATAAAGTAGTTGCAATTGATAGATTGGAATTAGAAATTAGAATTTCCAATATAACAGTTGCTTTAAATACAATAATTTTCAGGGATCCAAATATATGTGAAGTATATTTTAAATCTCCATTACCATTAGATCAAAAACCAATATTAGATCAAATTATAGAAAATCATCAACCGATACCAATACTTTCAGAACCCGAATATTTAACAACAGTGGATAAACGTTTAATTGTAAAAGATAATTCGCGACCATTACTTACAAATGGCTATTATACTTCATGTGATGATAGTATATTAAATATTTATGATGTTGGGGGTAGTGGTAATAAAATTAGACTACATCATGAAATTGGAGATAATCCAGTACAACCACTTGAACATCTCTTTAATGTTACATATAATGAAAGTTATTTTTTCACAGGTTATATTCAGTGGAAAAATGCAGACTTTGATACTTTAACATTCGAAATAAGACCAATGATTACTCCATGTAATCCTGGAGTTAATACTAATTTCTATCTACTTAGCAATGGTGTGATAATACCTTCTAATGGTAATGGAAATGTTTCAGTGAACCCGGAATTTGTATATCCTGTTAGATGCGTAGCAAAGACTGATACCGGTATAAAAGCACCTGGGTATTGGGATGCTGACTATTCAATTTCTTTGAATAAATTTATAAATTTAAGACCAAATCTTACTGGAACTGGAAATTTTAATTTATTTGGAAAAGAAGTTGTTTTGAAAAGAAATATTAATGAATGGCAGTTTCTTGATCGAGGTTCTTTCATTTTTGAAACTAAAGATCCAACTATTTTAGGTGAAAATTATAGAATGGTTTATATCTTTAAAACTGAAACTGAATTTGTAATTGATCATGAATGGAAAGCTGTTGTAAATCTTTCTATGTTCAGGAAAAATACAATATGAGTAATCCAATAATCTTTCTATCAGATCTACACTTAGGATGCCCCTTTACAAAGAAAAATAAATTAGTTAATTTTTTTGAAAGAATACCCTTAAATACAAAAATTATACTAGTAGGGGATGTTATAGATCTATGGAGAGGGGATGCGTATAAAAATTATATATCAATATTTGAAGGTAGAGATATTGAATATATACGGGGTAATCATGATATTGGGATTGATGAATTAAATCTTTTTCCAATTGAAAAAATTCATGATGAACTTTTTATAAATATTACTGGTAGAAAGATTTATATTACTCATGGACATATAGTAGATAATCAGTATGGTAATGTAAATAATTCTAATTTACAACATCTTGATAGACTTATTTTTAAATTTTCAGAATTCTTTAATATAAATATTAGAAAACTAATGTTCCCAATAATAAAAATATATTACTGTATATTTTCTAATTTTTTTAAAAATATAGCCGAAATTACAAAAGCAAAGAAATGTGATGGTGTAATTTGTGGGCATAGTCATGTACCAACACATAAAAAAATTAATGATGTTGAAGTCTTTAATTTAGGTTCATGGTATAAATACCCACATGTATTAATTATAAAGGATGAAAAATATGCTTTTGTCAAAATTGATGCGACTTTTAACTTCGATTCGGGATACAGCTTTAAATATTTTGGGTGATATAAAGATTTTTAAATATCCACCAGTTTTTGTATATGATCCAAAATCATATAAATTTAAAGGACATCATTATAAGCAAGTTCTTGATGTAGTTCAAGAAGGTGATGTTCTTTTACGAAGATTTGATGGTTATCTGAATTCATACTTTATCCCAGGATACTGGAATCATGCTGGAGTATATCTTGGTGGAGAAAGTAATAAGGTATTACATGCAGTTGCAGAAGGTGTAATAATGGAGACATTATTTGATTTTTGTAAAACTGATCATGTAATTGTATTAAGGCCTCAATTTGATATAGATTTTATTGAGTTATCAAATAAGATTCAATCAACTCTTTCTAAGAAAACCAAATATGATTTTTCTTTCAATTTTGAAGAGAATACAGATTTATCTTGTACTGAATTAATTTGGTTTCTTTACAAAGATTTAGATTCAAAATTAGTTCTTGATGAAACTAAATTTTTGAAAATGAAAATTTTACCTCCTGATTCAATTATAAAAGCTAATTTTAAAACTGTATTAGAGATCCGAAATTAAATTTATGGAGAGCATCTAATGCTCTCCATATTTTTAATTTAATATTTAGTATAACATTATGCTAAATATAAAAGTATATGAGAGGTTATCTATGGATAATTCATATAATATTCTTAATGTTCAAAATATCTTTAATAATAGTGGATGCAGTAAAAAAGGACATACTATAATAAAAACAGAAAAAAATAATATCTTTTTTTACTTCATATACAATATATTTAATTATAAAAATATTGATAATAATTCAAGACTAAATTCAGCTTCAAAAAATTCTTCATATCTAGAATTTTTTAAAAGATTTAAAGATTGTGAAATTTTATTGAAAGAAAATACTTTAGAAATTACTAAGAAAAAAGAAGGTTATGAATTTGGAATTTTAAACCAATATACAATTATGGGAATGAATAAACCTAGATTTGCACTATTTGAAGAAAATGATGAAGGTATAATTGTATTTGTAGATGTTGATAATAGTTTACAATGGTCAAAAATTGATTTTACTAAATGTGAATTAATTAAATAATAAGAAAG